ATGAAAACAAAGATTTTGATGCCGCTATGGGCCGGCTTGTTTTTATTCTTCTTGGCGCTGGCTGTCGTGCAGGCCTTAAGTCTGGCTTTGGGTGCAACCTCTATTTCCATACCGGAAGTGTTGTCGGTGTTGGCTGGTGAGGGGAGTGAGCACGCGCGCAGAGTAATATGGGAGTTGCGCCTGCCTCGTGCACTGCTGGCTGTGCTGGTTGGGATGCACCTTGCCGTGTCGGGATACCTGCTACAAACGCTGAGCCGAAACCCGCTTGCCGATGCGGGTGTGCTCGGGATCAGTGCAGGGGCCAGCCTTGCTGCTGTGTTGATTGTAGCGCCGCGCGAAAATTGGAACCGGTTTGCGCGAAAATTGGAACCAAAAACATTTTCAATATCGCCAACTGAATTTCAAAGTTTTAAGCAAAACCTGTCGGCGGGGGGTACGAATAGGCTGCCTGTCCGAAGTTCAATTGCAGAGACTCGCCTGAGTGATATGTGCACCCGACTATGAGGTAAGGGCCGGTTATGTAGTTGCTGATAGTGATACCACCAGTGTCACCTGTAGGGTCTCCGTCCTGCCATACACCGTTCACTGAAAACCACATGGTGTCCGCATCAAAGTCAATTGCCAAGCCGATTACATCTCCAGGGCCGGCGGTTGCGAGTCCTGAAGTTACAGTGGTGTCGCACCAATACCCGCCTACTTGTCCGTAGTAAACCAAGCATCGCGTATCGTCCAAGTCGCTACTTGAGGCGGAGAAACCCGCCGTAGGACTAGCCAACCCTAGCATAACGTTCTGGTTCGAAAGGCTGGGGCAGACGCCTTCAACATATACTTTGCCCGTGCTGTAGGAGAAGGAGGATTGAGCCCCAAAAAATGAGTTGGTGGTACTGGTGACCGTCCTATTTGAGTCACTTAGTGATACGCGTGAAGCGGAAATAGCTGCGGGGTCAAAGCTATCAGAAGTCGTGGACGCGGCTTGTATGCTGACTTCCTCGCTGACCCGCTCCGCAGCCCCCCGATAAGCACTCACCCTGTAATAGTAAAGCGTGCCAGTTACCACGGTGTCATCTATATAGGACGTTACGTTCTCTCCGAGAGACGCTAGGGGTGTAGGCAGATTCAGAGGGTCCAAGGGAGACGTTGAACGGTAAACCCGGTGGCCTTCCTCGGCAATATTGTTCTCTTCCCAGTCCAGTCGAATGCTCATATCTACGCGCCTACATTTACAGCTGTTAGGTTGAAGGGTGCTTCAAAGACGGAAACCTGAGTTTCATAAGGCTGCAAGCAATCTAGCCCACCCCGGACGGAGTAAAGCCGAATATGCAAATACTGTGTACCTGCCGGGGGTACATCGATTGTCAAGTCTATAGTTTCGGTCGAAACAGTACCGAGGTCTCTATCTATATAGGATGCTTGAAGTATGTTGTTTTCGGCATCAACTGCATCGACTTCCACACGATACGTGGTGCCGGCTTCAGGGCCGTAGTCAGATTCAATGAACCAATGGACCGATAGATTTGATTGTAAAACCCGATCACGATGATTCCAGGTCAGCACAATTTGATTGCTGCTGATTTCAATAGGGGTGAATCCGTAAACTCCATCGACTTTCACATTCGCGGGAGGGTAAGGAAGGTGTACGCGACTGGCTATATCCACATGGTGGTACGTGTACGGTCCTTGGTAATCCTCTCTCCCTGTAGAAGGGAGAGCATACGCACTGGCAGATTCCCCTGTAGCAAACTCTTCGGTTGAGTACGTATAGTCCTCATTGAAGAGATATAGAGCGGTGCCTGCAGATATTTCCCTGGGACTGGTGTCAGCGGTCCCTCGATCCAAAAAAACCAGGGTGTCACCGGGGTCCAAATCGGTAGCTAACACTGCTATTTCTCGCGCAGAATCCGCCGCATTACCAATCAATACGAACTCGCCAGCAGAATGTGACTCTACCCCAGAGAACGGCTCAATCGATACATCCGTTTCTATCGGAGAGGCAGTTGTAGTTACAAAAGCAACCTCTGCAAAGTCACCAACAATGGCCTCGTCTTCCTGTGTCAAAGGGTTGGCACCGGTAGGATATATAAACAGCTCGTAGTTGATATGATTCACTGCGGTTGGTTCAGATCCGACGAATGCAGCATAGCCAATACCTTCAGGTACATCCGATACGTAGCTGTCACCAAGCCTGCGCACAAGATGAACATACGGAAGCTCAAAGGCTGTTTGCTGGGGGAAGTTTTCTGCAGTGCCGATCGGGTCTGTCCAACCAGAAGCTGGGGGCTGGGTGAAAATGGAATACTCAGTGCCAAACACGTCTTCGCCAAACTCCAACGCTATCTCCCCATTGAGTGCGCCGTTGTCTTTTCGCTTCGCCACCCTGCAGATCATGGCATCAACACCATAATCAGGGTCGTTAAGGATGAATACATCGCCTGGCTTTAGGTCTGCGACTGTTCGGTTGGTTGTCACGGCTCCCCGAGCAAATGGTCGGCTGTTCGCTGCCAAGTCACGCTGGGCCACCATAGATGCAACAGTGTCGTTGGTGATTCCAGGATACTCATATGTTTGGTTGATGATCGTGCCCGCCATGGTGATTGCGGCAGTATCCTGAACAGTGATGGCTGCATCGTTATCATCCGCTACCTTGTGGTACTTTACCGTTACCTGGTTTGTCAGTTCTGAGAGCGCAGGTATTTCAAATTTGGTGATCTTCGAGTTGCTTCTATCCAGTACCGGCAAGGTGCCGATATCGTAGTCACCACGGATAAGCTTGAGTTCCTGCAAACCTGTTTCAGGGTCTTCATAGCGAACGGCATCGATGTGACGCAGCACCTCGCTCACAAACTCTTCCACAGGTGCTTCTTCTGACCACAAAAATGACAGCCCGAGTCCTTCATCGAACAGTTGATCTGCTGCAATTGCAAAGGATGGCCCGATCTCTGACTCCGGTAAGCCTCGGCCCCATACGCCGTCAGTCAAACATTCGCGGATGATATGCGCTGGATTCATGTCTGAGTAGGAGGTATCGACGGTTGCCCATATTTGCAAGTCCCTAAACGAAGAGCTGCCACCTCCGTTTCCAGTGTTCTCCATACCAAAAACAATTGAATTGAAGCCTACGGCGGCATAAGGAACGTTTTCAGCTCGATCCAACTCCAAGCCGTCGCTTCGCAAAATTACTGTCTGGGAGTTTCCACCTTCATCCACCATGCTTTCAATTTCATACCATTTCCCAACCTCAGGGGGACCACTTAAAAGAGGAATACTCGCTGCAGCGTAGTTAGCGCCTATGGTAATTCTCTGCAGTGAGTCGTAATACAGTTGCCGGGAAGGAATGAGATTAATAGGGCCTATAGTTACCTGGCCTGCATCGTCAGTCCCTATGCTGTTAACCCTGAATTGAACCCTGAATCCGAGCAATGCATCGTAAGGGCCTACAGGCTTGGAAATGATAGAAGTTTCATGCCCGGTGACCGGAATGATGTTAAGGATACCGCCTTGAGTATCAAAGGCAGACCAAGTTCCGCTGTTGAGGGAAAACTCCTGAAGTGAATTCAGTGAGTCTGAGTAAGAAAGATCTGTATTTGAGTCGGTATACGCTCCAATCGCTGCCTTCTCGTCATACCACTGCGCACTCCCATCCCCACGGGTATGAATACGCTGCGCCGTAAACTTCCAGGGCTTCAGGTACGGGTTCACGCCCAGGTAACACTGGCGCAGCACTACAGAGGTCACGCCACGGTAAGCCGAGAGCAGTGCCGAGCCGATCTTATCCAGGAGGTACTCGTTTCGTGCCTGGTCAGGGTGGCCTGACAGGAGGTCGATATCGCCGGCGATACCGCCTTCGCGCTTCTCACCGCCGAACAGCTTTGGCTTGTTGATGGTGATACGTGTCGGCGCGGCCGTGCTGGCGTCGGCTTCGCCCAGCCAGGCCTCATTGCCGCCAACTTCGATCCGCACAACCTTGTCGATCGGCCCATGGCACAGCACGAAGTGCACGCCCAGGTAATACTTGTAGCCCGTAGTAACCTTACCCCCGCTACCCATCGTTAAGCCTCCTGCTCAGCTTTATCAGCGGCTGCGATGGCCATGGGGCAGCCCGTCGCACGCACCTCAGAAATAGGCACACCCTCGCGGAAACGGCGGATGTCGATATCGTGCTGATCACACCAACGCTTCACGCTGGCAGCGCAGTATTTCAAGGCGCGCAGGTGCTTGAATGTCACGACGGGCTCAGTCTTCATTTACCTGTCTTCTCCTTGATTGCCTTGGTTCTGAGGTCGCCGTACCAGGTGACGGATGCGCCTTTGATGTTCCGGGTACCGAACAGGACAGGGATGCTTTCGCCTTCCTGGACGGTTGGGATGTTGGAGATCTCTTCCGGGTTAATCTTCGGCTGTGAGGGCTTGGGCGTCAGGATGTAGCTGACCGCCATCATGGCCAAGGTGATTACAAACTGAATCCACAGTCCCATGGTTCACCTACACAATTGAATTGATGTTGTTGCCGTCGAAGGGGCCGTCTGTCGGGATGAAATCAAACCCGCCGTAGTTCTCGACGTTGTTGAACTTGTCCTTGCACGTGGCTGCGGATCGATCACAACCTGGATAAAGAGACACTGCTGTCCCCGCATCCAAGCCAACGATCGGGCGGTTGACCTTCACCTGGTCACCGGTATGTTGAATGATCAGACGCATCACGCCTCCGATCGCCAAGATGCCGCCATTGAAGTAGCCATCAGCATGGCCCGCTGCGGCCGGTAGTGTGAGCAAGGTGCGATTACTGACGGCAGACACCACATCAGGTACTTCATAAGTCGCCCGATCGAGGCCACAACCTGGGCCATAGTGGCAGTGGCGACAGTGGCGCTGGTACCGGGCACGGACACCGGTGCGCTTCAGTGAGGTAGCAATGCGCTCACATGCGACCTCAGACGTTGGATGTTCCCAGCTCACGGCAACCACCCGGCCAGACCAAATGCTCAGACGCTGCTGCGCCGGGTCATCCAGCTGCACGGCGCGGATCTTCACCGTGACCGTTTTCTCCGGGGGTTGGATGCGGTAGAGGTCTGCCAGTGGGTTGATACGCGGCAGGCTCAGTTTCAGGGTGTTGCCGTCATCCGGGTTACCATCATCACTGAAGCTGTCACGCTCAATCGCGATTGAGGTATAGGTGTCGGTACCGATCGTGATGTCATGGTCGGCACTGGTGAACAGGATGATATCGGCAGGGTTATCGCTGTAGCGGAACTCATAGAGTTCAGCCGGGCGGCTGCCATAACCTGTGGCTGAATACTCAGAATGACTCACACCACGTCCTCCACGGTTTTCACGGCAAAGGTGATCTTGGCCACTTCATCAGTGACCCAGCTAATTTCCATGCGATCGCTGGCCAGCCTGCAGGTGTTAACCAGGCAGGCCTGCACACACTCCCAAGGGTTGTAAGCCTCGCCCCAGCTTTCGGCCGTGGTGATAACAGTGACACCTAACTCGAAGTCAGGGGCCACAGCCTGGATCTCGTAATACGCCTGGTTGCCACTATGGAGGCGTAGCATCAGATGGGTGTAGGTCGGGTTATCCAGCAGGTAGAGACCTAGCGCGGTGCCCGGCACTTCAAAGGTGGCACCCGGTGATGCCGGTGCTTCCAGACCCAAGTCGACCCACGTGGGCATCAAGAACGGCACCTGGCGGCCACGGCAGCGGTCGAAAAATGCGAACCACCAATCAACCTCATCGCTGGTTTCAGTCAGAACCTCACACTTGCGGGTTTGGGATGCCAGGTCACCATCGGTTTCATAAGCAGTCGGACCGATATCGGCATCGATCAACACCGGCTCCCAGTCATACCCTACGTCCAGTGAGTTGACCCAGTTGATGGGATGGGTCAGCACCTCCAAAGCTCCGATCATCAGATCAAATGTCAGCTCAGGCTCAACCGGTGCACGTGCATCCACCAGGCAATTGAAATTCATGTTGGCTCTGAGCACGCCAGATGTGATGTAACGGCCGCTATTCCCTTTATGCAGCTGAGCCGCTTCCGTTGGATACACATGGCTATGTGCTGGCCAATCGGCCTCAAGCACATCGGTCAGAGTCACCGACAGGCGATCGCCAGAAACAGTATCAACCTGCTGGGCTTCGGGCTCAGCACCCTCGCGATGCAGTACCAGGTAATCACCTGATCGAAGCTCATACGACACCGGGGCCGCGAACTGGAGTGTATTGCCGCCGGCTGATACGGCAGTCGTCAAACGACGCGGCCGCTGCCACATCGGCAATAACCAGCGGTGAGGCTGCAATCCTGTCATCAGGTAATCAAAGTTGGACGCTTCGGTGCCTTCCAGGAGCACATCAAATGAAAGACTTTTACGCGGTTTGGAACGCAGTGCACGGCGTTGTTCCTTACCATCTCGGCTACGCATGATGTCTGTTTTGTACTCGCGGCCCTCTGTAATGGAATCAGTCCAGCTGGCCGGATACGGGAAAATGGCGGCGATGTTTTCGGGTAGCGGCATATCAGCTCTCCAGGATCGCGCGGAAGCTGCTCTTTTCCGCCTTAACGATGTTCTTGATCTGACGTACAGCCGTAGGCGTCGACAGCGCTGTTTGCGCCATATCATCCGGGTCGATGGCATTGATGACCTGAATCGTGTCGCGGGTACGCCCGGCAGCTTGTGAAGGTGGTGTGGCCAGGGTAGCGGCCGATACAGCACCGCCGTCGGCATAGCCCTGGAAGCGCTGGAGTGCGTCCATACCATCACGGCGGAACGCTTCCATGAACGCCATCGCGCCAGGCTCACGCATACGTTCCTGGGGTTGCACGTACTCACCGGCATGCACAATACCCGCTGGCTGATATTTGCTGCCGGGGCCTGTGTAGCCACCCTCGGCAAATGCCTGACTTGCCATGCCGCTGGTCACCGCCATAGTGGAGACAATGGCGGCGTTGGCGCTGGTCGCGTTAGCACCGGAGGTTGCCAGGGATGCGAGGGCTGCAGCTGGTGACCAGGCACTGGAAACTTGGCCGGCCGCAACCACCTGCTTGGCAACACTGGCAGTTAATGACGCATCAGCCAGTGTTCGGTTGATCATCCACTGAATGCCCAGTTTGATCAGTGCCCGGAGCATATCAACGGCAACCGTGCGTGCGACTTCACCCAGGGTTTCGCGCAGGCTTTTACCTTCAATGGCAGCACGGGCAAGGCCATCGGCCAGACCGTCCACCCAGCCGCCCATGCCTCGACCCAAGATATCGGCCAAACCTGACGCCATCGTGGTGAAGTCGTCCAGTACATGGCCCAGGGCTTCGACCCAGACAGTCTCATTGTTGCCAAAGCCCAGCGTGTTCAGTAGCTCTGCGGATTCAACGTTCAGGCGTGCAATCTGGTTGTTGTAATACTCAGCCGTCAGGGCGCCTGACTCAAAAGCCGAGTTCAGTGCATACAAGCGGCCAGCCATACCCAACAAAGCACCATTGGTCTCTTCCCATAGGCGGCGCAGCTCACCGGCAAACTTCTCCAGGAAGTCCATCTGACGGTCGAACCCCGGCATACCTTCAACCAGAGCACGAATGCTTTCACGTTGCTGATAGGCTTCGCCGGCTGCCTGGTTGCTCTCTAGCTGGGCACGCAGTCGAGTGGCGGCAGCCTCATCCTCACGCAGATCGATACCCTCACGCAGCAGCTGGTTGGTCAGCTGAATCATCTGGGCTTCGATCTCACGCTCTTTCTGGGGGAGCTTGAGCAGGCGCGCCTGGTCCTGAATCTGGCGGTTTATCTGGCGCATGGGGTCGATCTGGTTGAGGTAGCCTTCCTTGGCCTTTACCAGCTCACGGTTGTACTGCGCCTGGGTAATCACACCCCGAGACAGAAGACGATCGGCAGCCGACTGAGCAGCGTTGTACCGGGTCTGCAGGCCGATTGTTTCGTTATAGATGCGGTCCATTTCAGACTGCACCTGGTTGGCCTGGCGGATCAGTGAAATTTTCTGCTGCAGGGCTGCAGCTTCTTGCTGGCTCAACGTGATCTTGTTGCCCAGCAGCTGCTCTTCAATGCGGTCAAACTGCACCTGGGCTTCACGCTCAGGCTTGAGCATATAAAGGCGCGCCAACTGGTTATCCAGCTCGGTATTCACCTTCGACATGCGATCAGCACGGCTCAAGTCATCTTCGCTGGTACCGCGCGATTCACGTAGAGCATCATTGGCAGTCGCCAGTGCCAGGATGTTTTGAGCCAGATCCGAATTGACGTCGATCTGATTTTTACGGAGGAAGGCTAAGGCTTGTTCGCGAGCACTTAAGTCTTGTAAACCTTCAAACTGACGCTGGAGCGTACTCAAGTACTGATCTGCTGCTTTCAAAGCATCAGCGGATGGACCGATTGCGGCCAGGCTCTGAGCAGAGTCACCGGTGCCGTCTAATGCCCCCTTAAGCTCATTCAGTCGACCAGTCAGGTCAGCTGCTTTTCGACCATCTTTGATCAGGGCTTCCATGAGCCCAAGCATCTTTGTTTTGGTCTGTTCTGAGAGGTCCCCCGAACTTTCTACAGCCTCCCCCAGCTGGTCAAAATCTACCTGTATGCCCTGAGCAGCTTTTGCTGCTGCTTGGCGCACCTCCAGTAGTAACGCTTTGGTTTCGGTCGACCAACCAGTTGCCTGAACACCCCGTCCAGATGAGCCCAACCAACCGCCCGCATCACCATCAGGAGTTGCCAACTGGGCCAATTCTTGAGCCGATTTTGTCCGCTCATTCTGAATTTGCTCAATGCCAGTCGCCATACTTTTTAGCGCCTGGTTCTGCTCCAGTTTGGAAATCTTTTCCAGTTTGGCGAGCGTTTTATCCAAGGGTGCCTGGAGGTCTTCCAGCGCCCGTTCCACTCGTTGAGTAGCCGCTTCAGCATCAGCGCCAAAATCAATGAACGATGTAGCTAATAAACCAACCGCTACAGCTATCCCAAAAGGACCACCCAAGGCAGCGGCAACACTGGCACCTGCCGCCTTCAATCGATTCAGAGTGGAAAGGAATAGGCTATTCGCAATACGTGCCTGCGTGGCTGCTGCTGTGCTGGCATGGGTCGCTTGCGTGAGGGTAGCAGTTGCTGCCGCAGCCCTGCCTGTTGCAACCGTCCGAGCTTCCAAAGCCGCATCCAGGCGCACTTGTGCTGCGGCATGAGCATTGGCTGCTTGTGTGGCTTTTGCTTCAAGAGCGGCTTGAGTCCCCAAACCTCGGGCTGCTTGCGCCTGCGCAGCAGCACGTTTCGCTTCAGCAGCGGTTGCCTGCACATCAGCTTGTGCACTCACTACAGCAGCTTTTGATCTTTCCAATTCAGCGACTGCAGCGCGATTGGCCGAGACAGCCACCCCTTCAAGTGATTTAGCATGATCAGCAACCGCCAGAGTATTGGCGCGCGTCTTGGCGATATTATCCAGAGTGGATTCAGATAAACCTTTAAGTGCAGCTGCGCCTCGTGCAACTGATAGTATGAGTGCCACTTGCAAAGCCACACCCAATATATCCAGCCCCTCCGTAAGCCGGTCGACCCCATCCGCCAGCAGTGTGATGCCATCTGCCAAACCTTCACTGGAGCCAGCTTCGGTGCTCAGTGTGCCGACCAAACGAGTTAGTGCCTCATGCAGCTCAGTAGCCGATTGAGAGACCTGTTTTACACGGGTCCCAAACTGCTGAGTCACTCCCTCAGCTGCCGATTCCAATGCCTGAACCAGCACGTCGGTCGTCAACTGACCCGCATTCGCCATTTCTCGAAGCTGGCCAATATTTTTACCCAAGCCATCAGCCAATGCCTGAGCAAGACCCGGCGCTTGTTCCATGACTGAATTGAATTCTTCACCACGCAAGACTCCTGATGCCAGTGCCTGCCCGAATTGGACCATGGCGGCTTCCGCACTGGCCGCAGAACCACCGGATATTGCAACGGCCTGACTTACTGTTAGCGTCAGTGCAGCGGTCTGCTCTTGGGTAATATTTAATCGATCAGCGTTTTGCGCGAAACGCTGATAAATAGCCGCCGTCGAATCAAGTTGCTGGCTGGTGGAGCGTGCTACACCATATACATCCTGAGTAACTTGTCCCAACTCTTCTTGGGTATCAGTCACCAGGCGCAGGCGGTTTTGAAAGGCGGTCCAGGCATCAGCTGTAGTGATGATTTGGTTAAGACCGAACCCAGCCGCAACGGTTAAAGTGGCCGCTTTGACCGACGCAGCCAAGGAAGTGAACCCACCGCCAACCTGGCGATTTGCCTGCGTCATTTGATGAGCAGACAAAGTAGCTTGATCTAAGGCCGCATCATAACGCCGAGTACTGGTAGCGGCATTTGCGGTTTGGCGCGCAGTACTGGCAGTAGCAGCTCCAAGGGTACCAATACCTCTGGCAGCATTAGAACTGGCGCCACCAGCACTGCCAGCGGTGGCAACTGTTTTATCCAGAGCTTCTTCCAGCTGGCTTACCTGCTGGATTGCCTGCTGGAGGTCTGCCTTGATTTTGAGTGCGAGTTCGAGGTTTTTGTCGGCCATAGTCCATCACCTGGTTATAGGGTGATGGTGGCACTGGTCACGCGGGGAGTAATTTGAACGAGGGCAAAAAGGAGTCAGCCACTCCACATGGCACTAAAGAATCTTTTAGTAGCAGCTTTCAGGCAGCGAAGCCGTGAGTACTTGAACTCACCATTCACCCTAAAGCGCCGACAATATCGATACACTTCAACTGCCTTGATCACAGACGCCGTAATTATATATCCAATGAGAGCACCAGCTTTCCAGAGAATAAACGCCCAGAAAACGATGCCGCTTACATAAAAAAAACCTACGGTATACATCAGAAACCCTTTTTGAATCCACCACACACCGGCAGGAAATCCAGCATGTATTCCATCTGGTTTTGACGCTCTGCAAAGTATCGGTGCTTCTCATACTCTGGCGTTTTTACGTACTCGACCAGCAGACGGTGCATTTCTAATGCTTCCTCTTCACTGAACCACTTCTCACCCATATAGCCATCATGCTCATATTTAATGGTGCCTCTATCGGTATATTCACAACCAATAACTTGAGATACCGGCGTTTCTACGCAGAACGCGTTCCAGAAACCGTTAGGGAATCCATATACACCGGCTTTGGGGTTCTTCGGTTCAATGTCAAATGCCATTGTAATCACCTTTAATATTTACAAGCCCTTTAGCTTCACTGCCTCAACTCCTTCAGCAGCTTCTTAGCCTCATCACCGCCACAGGTTGCCAGATTGGTATCCACAAGCCTGTCGGCGCGCCTGCGTCGATGTAGACGCAAGGCGGCATTGTGGTGAAGGATTAATTGTCGTTCGGTGTAGCGTCCGATTCGGTCGACGTCATGGCCGCAGTCGATGAGGTCGGCGTAGATGTCGGCCCATCTGAGTGTCGGTTTGCTTTTCGCTGCGCTTCCATGAGTTCCGTGATCGCGCGAGTTTGAAGCGCGCGAACGAAAAAAGGGCCATTCACACCCCACCAGGTCATCAACAAGTTCTGACCATCGCTATCGCCGAGTTGATGAACCCACTCCAGTTCCACGTCTGCTGAAATGGCAACCAGCTGCAGCACTGCATCAACATGCTCACCCACGGCCATCAGGACCGCTTCAGTTGATAGGTCGCCTGCCTTGAATACCTGGTTGAGGGATTCGATAAAGGGCTGTGCGATCGGGCGGATCTTAAGCCCTTCCACAAACCCGTATTCACGGACTGTGATTACTTCGCCCTGAATTGTCAGCTCACGTTCTGGGTTGAGAACCTCCAGGTCATCCTGGTGGTCCTCATCCTGCTGGGGCTTCTCGATCCGCTTTGCCATTAGACGGCCTCCGGCATCCGCAGTCGACCATAACCACCCAACTGAGGATCAACCTCGTTATTGGGGTCGTTCAACAGAGTACCGCTGACTTCCAGGCCACTCAGGGTGGTAGCGTGAAAATCAATTTCATTGGCCATGTTGAACTTGGCACGGTAGAACTCCATGCGCGCATGATCTTCGGCACCGTCGACAGTGTTTTCGGCCACAACAATCAGATAACGCACGATAGAGCGCTCTGTTGCGACAGCAATGTCCTTGCGAGCGCCGTAATCGTAATCAGCATTGAACGGCTGAACCAGTGCTGCCGGGTCCAGGATCTCAATAACGCCACCCTTGGCATCGTCAATCCGGTAGTGGGTGCCTTCAGTCAGGGCCACAGGGGTCGCATCGCTGTCTTCCAGTGCCAGGCTACTGAGATCAACATGCTCCAGAGCAATGTAGTCGCCAGCAGCCAAGTCAGCCGGCAAGGCTTCACCGGTCACACTTGCAGCGGCCACATCGGTTACTGAGCCACCCAGACCGATCGCAAAGTTTTCGGGCGTGCCATGGTTGAACGTAATGGTGAACGTGCCTTCAACACCGGTTTGCATCGTTGCGCTGGTACGACGAGTACCGGAGTATGACTCCTGGCGCTTCTCCTCGTTTGCCGTGAACTGTGCCTTTACCAGGGCATCACCCACCCAGCGAGCCGCTAGGGGTTTGCCGTTCACATTTTCAGCCAGGAGCACTTTGCCCTGCAGTGAAAAGTCTTTCATTGGTTACCCCCTTAGCCCTTGGCTTTAGTGGTGGTCGCCTTAGCCGGTTCAGGGCTGTTTGCGGCGATGATTTCACGGTCGATCAGGAATTTCCGCTGGGAGGCAGTTACCTTGATCTTCGCGTCCTTTTGCAGCTTCTGGCCGTTGTGGGTGTGCTCCTTCAGCAGGGTCACTTCAACGGTTGCCGGTACCGGCTTCTTGGGGATGCTCATGCAGTGCCTCCGAGATAGTGGGTTGTGGTAAATACATCGATCCAGAGCAGCGTGTTGGCGTCGTACTCCATAACGTCACCCTGTATCCAGGTAATCGGTTGCAATGGTTTTTCAGGTACCCAACCGATCAGGGCCGTACGAACGGCACCAATTAGCGGGCGTGCATCCCGCAACGCATCAGCCCCTGAACGGCTGCGGTAATTGCGGGAAGCGGTGATCACACCAAAGGTACACACCGCCTGAGGGCGTCCCCGTTGGCGACTGCCTGCGGGGCTGTTGGGGTCATTCGGATTCATTTCCTTGGCCAGTACCACATAGGCACTACCATGGCGAAAATCACGAATGGATTTAACCGCCGCATATTCAGCAGCACCTTCGACACACTGAAGAGCATCCACCTGTTCTATCAGGCGGGTTTCAATCGGGAGGGTGTCGAATGGCTCGTTCATACCAGGCCCCGTCCAAATACACGACCATCAGACATGAACTGCACATCCAGATCGGCACCATTAGATTGAGTGGGATCATCCGCACCCAAACTGAATTTGCCATCGGCGGTCAGCTGCAGCAGCTTCATAGCGTCCTGGTAGTCACGCACGATCGGGTCATCCTTGCTGTCGCCAATCCGGTCTTTGTGCAACATGTAGCGCACGATCACACGAGCCCAGGTATTCACAATGGGAGGCACTGAAGTAAGGGGCAGATAGCCACGGCGAGACAAGAAACCATCAATCACTGATTTGGCATCAACCATGGCGTCTTCAATCGCACTCAGGGCTTCATCTGCAACCTCAATGTCCTCAATGCTCCAGGCACTTCGATCCGCACCGGTCAGCGTTGCTTCCATCAGTTCTGAATCAACGATGGATTCATGCTCAGGAGTCGCGACCTGGGCCAGCTCTCTGACACCCGGCCGCTTGGCGAGCTGTTCATGGGTGATATAGCTCATTGAGAAGCCTGCTCATCTGAAAAAGTCATGCGCTCAACGACCAGATTCGGGTCCTTTTCCAAGATCTCCAGCTGCCCGTCCTCAAGGACATCCAGTGCAATACCGAAGCCTTCACGAGTGAAACGTACGCCACAGCGTCGAAAGCTGGGTTTAACTGATCGAACCCAAATGCCTTCAATCTCATCCCGGTCATGGCTGGCCGTGTCCGCCTCAGCCTCACCTTGGTCCGGTGAGCCTTCGGACTTGGTGGTATCCGCTGCGTCATCACCTGGCGCTGGAGAGGCCGGCGCATCCTGCGCCTGTTCATTGGTATCCATTGTTGCCTGCTCACCCTGAGCGTGATCTCCATCCTTTCCGGACTCGACTTCCGGCGGGACCGCCTCCGCCGCTGCGTCCGTCTCCGGCGCATCCTTGGCCGGGTTCTCTTCGCTGGGTTTTGGGGCTGCAGTCTTGGCATCGGTTTTGGCGGCCGGTTTGCTGCGTTGTGTGCGTTTAGGGGCTGTCATTAATCAGTCCTCCTGTCCTACCAGGCAGGCGCCGCTTACGCGGTCGCCAACCAGGGGTTAACAATCAGCTGAGAAGTGTTGGCCCATTCGTTGGTTTCACCACCAGCGGCCAACAGGTTCTGCACCACCTTGCGGGCAGCGCCTTCCATGGTGGACGGCACCATGGTGTGGGTGTGCCGCAATGCCAGCGGGCGTGCGTAATCACCCTTCATCGCCTGCAGACGTTCACGGGCGGCCTTGTAATTGGCCGCATTGAGTTCCTGCTTGGAACGCACCGCCAACATCCACAGCCCCGGTCCCGCATTCACACGCGCATCGGTACCGAAAAGGAACTTGTCCTTCATGAACACTTCGCTGTCGTTCAGGTTGGTGATGGAACGGAAGTCATAATCACGACGCTTCTGGAACACCATCGGCTTGATCGCACGGCTCAGGTCCATCACATACCAGGCATCACCAGAACCGCCCATATCGTTGCTGACGGAAACCTCTTTACCATCCGCATCCAGCACCGGGTGATCGGTATCGAACAGGGGCTGACCATCAAAACAATCAGGGTTATTTTCCAAAACCTCTACGGCCAGCTCATTGGGATGCTCGCGACTGGAGCGACCGAACTCGTTAAACACCGGGCCATAAAGGCCATAGGTGTCATCTTCGATGGCATCACGCTCAACGCCCTCGGTGAGTTCGAATTTGCGGTTTTTAATGCTGAAGTCACCGCCTTCCAGGGAATGGATGACACGATCGCCCAGCCATTCACGCATGCGCGGCAACGATTTCAGGAAGGGGTACACTTCCACGGCTGTGGTTGACGGCACAACTGTACAAAACAGCTGGAACAGAGCACCGTCATCACCCAGGGAATCAAAACCCTGCTGGAAGTGAGTTTTGTACGCTTTGAAAAGCGCGTTCAAATTTGCAGATGTCAGATCCATCGTTATTTCCTCGGTTAGCCGATTTCAACCCAGACGCCGAGATCATCGACATCCACAATTTTCCCCGCCGCACTGCGAGTGCCGGTCCCATCGGTAGCCGCCACTGTTTGGTCGTCCACAATGTAAGCCGTGCCACCAATATCAGTGCGATCGATAGTGTCGGTACCATCGTTCACAAAGCGGTGTGTTCCCGCTTCAGTCTCGACGGTCTTATCAGCCGCAGCGCCATTGCTGTTATCAACGGTTGCCTGCGCAACGCCACGCGCAGTCAAGCCGGTTGCCGTTGTCCCCTTGGCGGCATTTCCGCTGGCATCCAACACAACCAATGCACCGGCAAAAATCACCGCCGAAGCCGCTACCGGGTCACTGAAACGCTTGCTCAAGCGGGTTGGGGTATTACGTTCTTTAGTTAGCGCAGTCACGGATCACCTCCTCACTGGGCCTGGTCTGAGTTGGCAGCACGGTATGCATCCAGGGAAAGTCCCATGTTTTTGCATACCGCCACTTCTGCATCGGTGGCTTGATCCTGATTATCAGGCTCAGGCTCCTTGCCTCGGGTTTGAGTCGCCCCCTTCAAGGCGGCAATGGATGGCGCGTCCTGCAAATGGTTTTTACAGGCTGCAAGACCTTGCTTTTTGAGCCAGTCGGCTGTTGCCTGACCAGGAATACGACCATCTGCCAAGCCTTCCTTGATGAGCGCATCCAACTCAGCGGTTTCACTACCAGACTTGAGGGCAGCCAACTGTTCCTGGGCTTCATTGAGTACAGCCACAGGCACGAACTGAGAAGGGTCGGGCTGGGCACCGGCTTTGAGAGCAGCGACTTTATCTTCAACCGCTTCGTCCTCTTTCATGTCCAGAGCCTTGCGAACCTGTTCAACCATGCTGGCGGAGGCAGTCAGAGCCTCTATGGCCTGTTCGATTTGCTCATCGGTGGCACTGTCTTCCAGCCCAAGTGCCTTGAGCAATTTCGCTTTATCCATACTGTCCTCCTCGGGTTCGATGGATTCGGTTGCGGCCATGCGAGCTGCCGCCAGAGCGGGTACAGCAGTATCAATAGCCGGGGTGTTAGTCAGGGCGATATGCAGGATGTCCAGCGGCTCGCCGTTTTTGTCATAAGGGAAAACGGGGGAAAGGTAGCGATACTCATCCGCTTCGATCGCTTGCTTTGCTGCAGCGGTCCATTTCACTTGGCCATAGAGACCATCGTCACGCCACACCAGGGTCTTAGGATCGACCCAGCCAGCAGCAGGAGCCGGCTTGCCGTTTTGGTCGGCCAGCAGCGTTTGATGTTCGTAGTCAATGGCAATATCGGTACTGCGAGCGGCTGCCAGTGACATGATCTGCCGCGCACGCTCTTCGGTCAGACTCCAAGGCCCCGAGCCTGCCAATGCTCCACGAGGAGCTTCGAAGCGTCCCCCCGGCATCAATCGCACCACATCGGTATTGGAAGTGACCTGCAATGCGCAGGCGGCGATCAGTTGAGTTTTCATTTCATGGCTCTTCTCGGTTCTGAATTGAAGATTTCAAACAGGGTTCTGTTGCTGTTCGATCTCAGACTAAGAGCCAGCGGAGCGGGTGTAATTTGAACGGGGGCAAAACTTGTTCTGGAAGGATTTCGGAGGCAAAGCGGGAAATGCAGGCAAGGACAGGCAAGCAATCCTTTTTATAAAAGCGGAAATGGGCCTGTGGCGGCGTTTTCAGGTGCGGGTGGCAGTGGTTGTAGCCCTGAGCACCTCTCAGGGGCTTAGAGAGGCGCTCAGAGCCTTGGCAAATTTATCGACCTGAAGTGGCCTTGGCGAGGTAGTCACGCGCCAGAGCCAACAAATCACGATCATCCTCATCACTGGTGCCCAACCAGGGGCGTGCAGGTATCTCGGTGGTATGTGCGCCCACCTTCGCATCTTGCGCAAAGTCAGACCGGCCCGATTTCACAAAGCGATTCCCAACGGAGCCATCCCGGTTACGTTTGAAGTACAGGGTGGTGTCACGTGCCTGGTGCTGGATCTGTGCGCCAAAGTGCTGCACGGCTCCGTAAGCCCTGTCGGTACCGAATGCCAAACCGTCGTCATCGATCACACCGCGCAACGTGTTCATCAGATAGCCACGCAGTACCAGGATCTTGTCAGAGTTCTGTCGCTTGCGCTTACGGTACCGAGGCGAGAGCGGTGCCCAGGGTGTTCCGTCGGGCGCCTTCTGTTCACTGAAGCGCTTGCGGTGTATGCGCGTCAGGTGCTCGCGAATATTGGCCAATAGCGGCCTGGGATTTTCCAGCGCTTCTACTGCTGTGCTGAGGGAGCTGCTGGCAGACTGGTTGTTCAGGTTGATCTCTATGTGCGCACCGGCCATGGTTTTCTCCTATAATCGGGGTAACCGCGATGGATACGCCCCCGGCAATTGGGCCGCCAAACATCGCGGGGCCGCAGGTGCCGGCCTGCGGTCACTCCTCACTTCTGCTGTATAGCCTTACACCGACACGCATATCTTCGATGTCATGCGCATCAGGCTGGAAAACGGTGATTCCACTCCACCCATCGGCTGCAATCTCGAATACCGCCAATGCGGGCAAGACCTGATCAGGCAGACTGAACTGAGCAAGGTAACGGCGGCGAATCATGGCTTTCTTCTGACTGTGATGCCATTCCAGGCGTACCCATATCTCATCCGGGTCAATCACGGCTTGAGCCAGTAACGGCAAGTAGCGACCACGGCCACGCTTGTCGGCTTTCAAGGTGCCTGAGCGGCGATCCATGAAAAGCTCTTTCCCCATGACCAGGCGTTCATCAATCACATCGCGGAAGATTGCAGGCTTATCCAAATCAGCGCCAAAGGGCTGCAGGAAGGTGCGTGCATATTCCTCTTGCGTAAGCCCCTCAGCCAGCAGCTGGTCTGGGCTGGCCGGGCGTGGCTCAGGCAGTGGTGCATTTGGGCGGGTATTGGGCAGGCCCTGGCCACCAGCCGAGCCGGATATCGGTGGCTCAGGGCGCTCAGGCGGGATAGCACTCTGAAGGCGCGCACTACCGGGCGTGTACTCGAAGCCGGGATCGATCCCCTCGGGTACCTGCACAGTGCGGGGGCCGCTAGGGCTGCGCTGGCCTATCTCAACGGTCTGCCAGTTCTCGGCCGGAGCCTTGCCCAGCTTCAGCTGTTGTTGCTGCAGGTCGTATTCAGAGAGGCCCGTAACATAGCATTGGCAGCCCCAGCCACCCGGTGGAAAGTGGGCCTTCCACCAAGGGTCGTCTGCTTTGAGTACCAGGTTATCCCAGGCCAGGTGATGTTCACGCGGGTGGGTCACGGCGTCATTGTGGTGGTACTGCCAGTACGGCAGTGTGTCGCGGTCGTTCCATAGCTGCTCAAACCTGCCCGCGTTGTAACTGCTGAACAGGTTGGTTTCATAGATCACCCGGCTGCGCCAGTTGCGGCCCCCGTTATAATCCCAGCCGTGTTTTGAAACGATGTTGTCAAAATCCTTGCGGAAGTCTTCCAGGGTGCGGCCATTTTCGATCATGCGTTCGATGGACTCCCGGAAGTCCGACACAATCGCATTGCGGTTAGCGCCGGCAACCATGAACGCCCAGTCATGTTCCTGGGTGTAGATATCGGTCCAGTGGCGCGTCGGTATATTCAGCTTCTGCCGAATGAAATCGATCTGCTGCGGGAACGGTACCGATCCGTAGGACACACTGGGCATCAGGCTTGTTCCTCTTTGATCTCATTCATACCGGCCAGGTGGGCTGCCACACCGGCCTCAGACAAGGCCTCGGCATACCGATCAAGGGACATGTTGGGGTATACCTTCAGCAACCGATCACGCAGCTCTTCCAGGCTGTCCACTTCGCTGGCCAATGTGCGGATTTGATTGATCCATTCATTCTGCGCGGGTTCGGCTGCTGCACGCGCTTGTTCCTGCATCTGTGCGGGTGGCTGCGCACTTGGTGATGTGCCCGATCGCAGGGCCGCGATGGAGGCCTGGCGGGCGGCACTCAAAGCCATAGGTTCAACTGGCATAGGCTGGGTGGCTGCTGGCTGGAGCACTTCATCTTTTTCGGTGGCTTCGGGAATACCGGTTTTCTCATGAACCCACCAGGCGGGTATCCGCATGCCCATATCGACAAAGGTCGGCAGCGACTGAGATAGCGCGGCGTAATCTTTGGCCTCTTCGGTTTCCAGATAGAACTGAGGCGCCCGGCGGATATCGTCAATGCCGAAATTCATGGCGGCCATAGGCCAGAGCATGCAGCGCTTGATAGTACCGGCGTACTGGCGCGCATCGGCCCGGATTAAGCTGGCTTGGCCACGCTCATGCACATTGCCCAGTGCGTTAGTGTTAGTGCCTTCACCGGTACCGCTGGTGAGCGTACCGCCCAGGATCGATTTGGCGATAGAGCGTTCGCACCAGTCCAGCATCAGCTTGAACATATCGGCACCGCCAGCGGCCCCGGCCGCCGTCATGAACTCGATGCTCATGCCCTCGGGAATGATGCCTGCCGCGTTGTGCCCCAAACTGGTGACAGCTCGTAACAGGGTAGCTTTCTCGGACGGTTTAGCGTTACTGGGGTATTTGCCGACCCTCGCCGGCAGGCCATAGATTTCCAGCAGTTCCGCCAGGTCAGAGACTGAGAAGTGCTTGAACAGATACGGCCAGGCCAACTGACGGTGCAGGCCGCTGCGGGCAACATAGCCCGGTTTGGCACGGTGACGGTGCTGCACCCATCCTAACGGCCAAAGGTCAGCGCCCTGGGCGCTGTTATCGCGAAGCGTAATCAGGTTTTGATCATCCGGGTGCAAACGGAACCAGCTATGTGGACGCAACTCTGGCTGTTCCACAAAGCGCAGACTGCCATCCAGTGACCAAGACTGTTCCAAGTTAACCCAGCCGTGGCCAATGCCGGCACCCAAGTCGATGATCAGATCTTCAACTTCAAGGCCCGCAAAGGCTTCGGCGGCCTGGTCGGCAGCTCTCTTTTCCTGACGACTGGCGTTATCCGGGGGTACGATCTGCCACTCCAGCTCAGCGGCCAGCTGGCGGCGCTTGGCAATGTCGGCACCGATCTGGGTATCGCGCTCTTCCATATCCTCAAACAGCTCGCTCTGCGCCTTCAGGTCGCCTTGCTCGGCGGCTTCCAGAATTTCATGCAGGCGTGCGGGCGTCAGGCCCCGGCTGGGGTGTTCGGCGAACTCGCGTTTCAGCTGGGCCACACGGGCATCGCCGGTTTGCTGCTCTTTCAATGCTTGCTGACTATCGCCGAACAGACGGCGTACAAACCCAGGAACCTTTACCATGCTCGGCCTCCTTGTACTGTGTAATCATCGTCTTCGTCCCAGTCATTAATGGATGACCAGCGACCGGACGGTGGGGCTGGGGTGAATTCAATATTGGTAACTGGGCCACTGGCCGCATGAATGGCCAGTCCCAACGCCCAGAAGCGGTCTGAGTGGCCGTCAGGGGTCCGTTCAGCGGTGAAGCGCACATTGCCAGCAGCGGTGACTTGTTTGGTGACTTGGCGCAGGTCTGCGCGGATCTTAGGGTCATGAGGGATACGCACACGCCTGTCTTCCATGCTGGAACGAATCGGATAGGCCAGCTGCTCCTTGACACCGGCGGTGAAGGTCACGGCCTCAACTCGGTAAGTACCAAACTGATCTTGGGCATCATCAGCCCAGCCAATGCCCAAACCGGTGGCATCAATACAAATGCGATCGGCTTTCGCGAACCAGGGCCAGAGCACGGCTTCTTGCTCTGATTTACGCATGTTCTGCAGGCACTCAACGTGGCGGGTGTAGAGCACATCGCCCAACCTTTCGATTACCCAGAGAACGGTCAGGTCTTTCTTGCGGCCGATATCGACGCCGATAAACAAGCGGCCACCTTCGAACTGCTGCCAGTCGGTACCTCCGGGATATTCAGACGCCGCAATCAAGTCATATTCCAGGAAGGCAACATCATCATCAGCCGGATTGCACATGTACTCCTGCTGGAAGGACTCTTCATCAGCACAGCCGGAGCGCACGAAATCAAAGTACGCAGCCTCATCCATTTCCTGGCGTTCATCATCTTGAGGCAGCATCTGCTGCAGCTTGAACAGGAAGCCTTGATCTAGTGCATCCTGCAGCGTAACCCGGTGATGGCTTATGCCCTTGGGGTTGCCGTTTTCTGTAATCTCGCGAATCAGCTGGTTGAAGAAGTTGTGCGAACCTCGGTGTGTGGAAATGACTTCCAGAATGCCGCCCCAGGTAATACCCGGATAGGCGATTGACCAGAGCTTGCGCGGGTCCGGGTGCAGGGCAAATTCATCCAGGGCACGGCTGCCGCGCTTACCGGCCTGAGCATCCGGGTTACTCGACATGCTGTGAATACGGCGACCGCTAGCAAATTCCAGCACATAGGCGGAGATCCGCTTCTCCTGGTCAACCACAACCTCACCTAAGTCATTGGCCGCCATGTCCATAATCTTTGCCCACATCTTGCAATCTTCGATGAACAGACGTGCCTGTAGATCATCACGGCTGCTGACCCACTGATCGAAGCGCGCACCTTGAGCGGCAGTGCGTTCATCAGCGGCATACGCAGTGGACCAGGACAGACCGATCTGACGGCCTTTTTCCATCAGCTTTAAGCGGCTGGAGTCAGTGATCCATTTGGACTGGTATGGCAGGAAGATAGCCTCAGGATCGGCAGGTAGCATCTTCGCATTACCCTTGAACGGCGTAGCCATCAGCTAATCCCCAGCGCTTCGCGAATAGCTTGTTTGGTGTCTTCGGTGACACCGCCTTTGCTCGGCATGGCTGCCAGTTTTTCTTTCTGCTCTCGCAGCAGTTCCTGGCGTGCGGCTTCAGCAATATCTTCCTGGTACTTTTTCAGAGTTACGCTGGAGCGCGTCAGGGTGGCGATATTCTTGGCCGCATCCGACAGCAAGCCTATCCGCTGAGCGATATCGACGTCTTCGTCATCCGCTTCCTGCAGCGACATAATCGACTCGAACAGCTCAGACTGAATCATCGCTGTCAGGGCTTCTGAGCGGGCATCTTCACGATCTCCGGCATGGGCACGAATAATCTTGGCCGCTTCGGTACTGGCCCGGATTGCTGCCAGGCGTTTATCCAGCTTCTGGCCGTACCGGTGGACGGCGCTGCGGCTGGGCAGCTCTTCGGCATGCTCCGGGAATCGGTTCTTCAGGTCCGCAATCAGCTCATCCAGCGTCATGCGGTCTTCAACCAGGCGCTTCTCCAGATGGCGCTTCACATCATCCGGTAAGCGGGCCACAGAGGAGCGACCAGGGCGCGCAATCAACGGTAGGGAATCATCCTGCTCACTCATGGCACTCACCAATACTTCTCAGGCCGTGCAATACCCGCGCGGCACTCGACCGTGTATTCGGCGATATCGGTACCCAGGCTGGTCAGGTCACAATGCCAGCGGCCGTCCGGTTTCTTGTCGATCTCAACCATCTTGCGATCACCCAGGTAATCGATCTCTTTACGCAATTCCAACGGGGTGGCATCCGGGTACTCACTACGAACAACCGACAACACCAGGTTCTCGTATGCTCCGATCGGGCGGGCGTTGTTCAACGTCAGCAAGATCAGCCAACGCATGGACTCACGGCGGACACGTTCCATATCAATCTGCTGCATGTTGACCTCCTACCAGCCCATGCACGGGTGCGGTTTGCAGCCTGGTGGCCAGGCTATCCAGTTTTGCTTCCAGGCGGCTCTGCCCACTGATGTAATCCTCATTGCGCACGTACTTCTCGGGCAGTTGGGCACGCAGCTCCATCAGATCCCGCTCTACCTTGGTAACGGCTTGATGATTGCGCTGCTCGCTTTCCTCAATCTTTTCCAATCGTTGGCTCAAGGCCTCGAACTTGCTATCCAGCTGCTGTGTAAACAGCTTCCCTACATACTTCGCCAGCGCCCAGTACCCCGCGATAATCGTCAATACGATGGCAATCAGGCCAATGACTTCTCGCAGCTCAATCATCCCTTTCTCCCTGTATGCGGCGTATCAGCTCGAACAGACGACCGCCGCAGGTGCCGTACTGGTCGTACAATTCCTTCAGTGCAACGACGGCTGCACTGTCACTGTTGTCCACCGGCGTTACCGGTGTCGGGCAAGGCACCATCAAGGCCGCTGGTAACGGCTCGGGCGGCGCGGTTACGGGCTTCGGTGAGTTCGCGCATGACGCGGTCATCAAAGCGGCAATCAACACGCAGAGCAGCCGTTTCATTCAGCACCTCCTTGAGTGTTCGTGTGGTTGAGTAATCGTGGCGCTGACGTTCGGCAACCAGGGTATTGATCTGCTGACTGGCCTTGTTGGCCTCATCGGTCAGCGTCTTCTGCGATTCGATGAGTTCGGAGAGTACGGCTACAGATTGGCTGTCGGTGCTTGCACGGACTTGCAGTGCGCCGTGATCCAGCCCCATCCAATAGCCACCGGCTGCACCGGTGATAAGAGCTGCCAAGGCCAGGGAGATACTGGTTGCGCTGGGCATTAGCATGATCCAGCTCCCCAGCCTGCGGCTTCATACAGCGGCTCCCAGCGCAGCAGAATCAAGCGCACATACCGGCGGTTCTCCCGGCGCGCCCAATCCGCACGGCTGGTGTACTGCTCAACACTGTCAAACCACGTGGCAGAATCGGCCCCAGAAGCCGACGCCAGGCGTTGATCACGGTGTACCCAGCCCAGTCCGCCGTTATAGCCAGACAGCATCATGGCAACGGCATTGCAGTTATCTGCAGCGGTTACCCGCGTCAGAATCCAACGGTCATAGATCACCAATGCACGCAGCGCCCATCCGGGATTCAGCGGCTGGTTACTGCCCAGTGCATCGGGGTAGATCTCGGCGATCCAGGACGACGTGGCCGGCATGAACTGCGCCATGCCCTGAGCACCCACCCGAGACACCGCTTTCGGCATCCAACGGGACTCCTGGTGAACCTGAGCCGCAAATGTGGCGATCGGCGCATTCAGTCCCCAATAGGCATGGGCACTGCGTATAAGCGTGCGCTGGTACTGTTTGGCTGCAACGGGAATGCTGGATGCTGACGCCCAGCAGCTCACCAGCAGAGTCAGGATGATGACCACCCACACAATGGGCGTGGGCACGCGGGTGCCAAAGATGTGATTGATGAAGTCCTTCATGGTCACAGCCCCAGCGTCAGGCCCAGCACACAGGCGAGGACGATTAGAGCGCGACGAAGGGTAGCGATGTTAGCTGACCAACGGATCGTCGAGCCTCGTTCACAGTCATGCTGGGTATAGCCTTCCTGGCGACGAGTCGCTTGATCAAAGAGCTCATGAGGTCGGGCATAGGGAAACAGCGTGCGATCCAGCCAGTACGCCAGCACCGCTGCGATAGTGACCAGCGCAATCTTATACAGCACCACGGGCAGCTGCTGAGGGCTGACCAGGGCGATGCCTGCCAGCAGTGCCACACTGACAATCAGCCAGACAACCAGGCGTGGAATGGGGAGTTTAGAAAGGAAGTTCTGCAGCATGTCGGCGTCCTCTGACTGTTGTGGGTACAGTCAGAGAATGACGCCTATCTACGGGGGAGTAATTTGAACGGGGGCAAAATCAGTTCAGGCCGTCAAATTGCTTTGGCTTGTAGCCAGTAATTTACATATTTTTGGTGAATTGGGAAAACTCGTGCCAGACAGCTAAAAAAACGAATAGAGCCATAGAAAAAAAGAACACACCACTCACCAAGACCAGCGAAAGCAACTTGGTTTCAGTCATGAAAGGAGCCATCACCGATTCAGGCACAAACAAAACAGCCAAGAAATTCAAGCACACAAGAATCAATAGCCCCATGCTAACGTGCAGCCTGTGTACAAGTTTTTCAAAATATTTCGTTTTCTTTGTATTCTCGACCAGCTTGTTCCCGCTTGCTGAAGCCAGAATAGTAAGAGAGGCCAAAACAAAACCGAATAATACCCCCGCAACGCTCGCCATGGTTGATGCAATAGGCTGAATTACATCTCGCCCAAACCCTGGGACAACTTGCCAGCTCAGATAAGCTATGCCGCTGGCGAAAGCAACACCAACAACGATGACAATTTGTTTCATTACAATTCAGCCTATACGTGTCTCATCAAGGGCGCCAAAGTAACTGAGTATCTCAGGCTCTTTCACGTTCCGGGCGTTGTCTATGACCTCTTGCATTCGACTGGCAGAAGGATAACGCCCATCAAACTCTATCACTTCATCGTATACCAGCCGGTCTGTTACTAGATCAAGAGGGTGAACGACTCCTCCAGCATCTTCCAGCTCAAGCTGAGCCTTTGATACGTCAAACCTGTCTTTCATTTCTAAGAATGCACGCTTAAGCCCAGAGTCTAGATAGCGCTGTTCTGGACTGTCGGAATGTCCATCTCCCCGCATGGTTAAATTTATTTTAGCTGCATTGGATACACCAAGGCTTTGCATGATTGAGTTATTGAAGTTGTGTTCCAAACCTTCAAACAAAGCTGGATTGGTTGGGCGAGCAATTGAAATTTCAGCCACACGGATATTTACATCATCAGCCATAAGCCGGCGTAGATCAGCAGCCTCAATGATCGGGTTGAGGCTGACATTATATCCACCTTGCGAGAGATAACGGCCAAACCTCATTGGATTGATAGCAAAGCGGTTTCGCTGGAGGATAATGAGGGCGTAGTCCGAGTAATATGAGAAAAACGTCTTATCAAGAAGCTGCTCATCCTCCGCCAAGTCAAGCTCACGCTCCTCTCCTCCGGGAATCGCCGCATGGGGCAGATCGGCTTTCTTATATTTGGCTATTACACCACGGTAACCCGTGCTAGTGGTTTCTATATCCCGAAGCTCATAAGCTTTCCCTCCAAGTTCGCGAACGGTGTTTTGATCAGGGGAACGGTGCTGGGTCAGTAGCTGCTCAAACACTTGCTCCATAGTGCGTGCAGGCAGGTCAGCACGACTGTTAATGATCTGACATTGAAAAAAATCACACCACACACGCTTAACATTTACAGGCATCCTTTTCTCCTTAAAGCTATCTGCTATCCCAAAGCACGTTTTTCAGTCTCATCTAATGCGACCAACATTCGTGCCGTACACAACCCCACAGCGCTCGCACTTGAACACCTTTCCGCATTCGTTTTTTGCCTGGAACTTCCAGCGGTGGCCTACGATAAAGCAGAGCATTCGGCCAGCAAAAGCTTTAAAAATCTGCATCCTAAAGTGTCCAGTTGTTAACAGTCACTTCACGGCTCGTACCAGCCATCCCAGTAGACACCCTTGGTGCCAGTCTCCTTTTTCGTGCAGGCAAAGTTTCTCTTGGTGCCTTCCAGACGCCCCGTCACATTGTCAGGTTTATCTATGATTACATCCAAGCCAAGACCGGAGCTGGTTTCAATATTAGTCAAGCAGCTACGCAAAGAACGGAACTCACCACCCATTACCGTATTGCTGCCACTTTCACCTTTGCCACCAAACAGGACGTAGAGCGCAAAAGCCATAAAGCCCAATAACAAAATTACACGAATCATTTTCCCTCCTTAGACCATGCCCAGGACAACCCCAAAGGTGATACCCGCTATGAACAGAAGCCCCGAATATTCGGGGAATTCCATCATCCAAGAGATGACTCCCCCCCTTGAAACTGTGTGTTCTGGTGTTTCAGATTCGCTCCGCAAATGTGATTCAGGCTCGGCAGTAACATTCAACCGAGACTTTAGATCACCACGTTCTTCCAACAGATCAAGGATGAACCCAACTTGATCACGGTGATCCAGGCGAAGCTCAGCTGCACCTTCGACACCGATTACCCGGTGGATCGTGCGCCAGGTCTCCCACGGCGGCTCCTCATATTGCAGGAACAACGCTTGAACTCGGTCATTAAGCTCCTTGCGTTCATCTTTGGTAAGCAGCCGGCCATGTGCATTATGTATTTGGTAAAAGTCCCTTCCGGCCACCCGGTTGTTGATTCCATCAACGTCCAATTCCATGTCATATCCATCCTTACTTCTTGATGAAATTGCGCCCCGCTACAGTATTGCCATTACCGGAAACGCTAAAAGACGTATCGCCCCCGCTATCAATGATGCTGCCTTTGTTTGACACTCTGCCACCGCTCTTGGCAAACACGCTGGCAGTTGAACGTAGGGCTTTTTTGCCTTCAGGAGCGCTTTGTCGGTAGCAGTCGATCAATTGCTGCTCATCAACCGACAGAACGTTCAAAGCCTCCATCACCAAGTCGGCATTACCGATCTCCAGCCCAGTAAGTAGCATCTGCACACGAGTCTGGGCCTCTGTATCCAAGCCTGTTATTTGGGCCTTTTCAGTTGCATTCGCCACAGCACCCAGCCGACGTTCTAACTCCTTCTCACCATCAGAGCGGAACATTTCACCTTCCCCTGTTGCGAGCCATTCCGCACGAACATTGAGCTTGCGGATCAATGCTTCATTTTCTTCCCGCGTAAGATTCAAAGCTCTGCCGCGAGTCAGGTTTTTTACGCGATCCACACTCACGCCCATGACTTCAGCCAAGCCTTTCTGCTTGCACCCAACAGCCGTCATTAACTCCTTCAGCTGAGCCGAAAGTACTCCAGACATAAAAATACCCTTGACTAGGAGTACTCAGTACTCCTATATTTAAGTCACACACACGCTACAACTGATTCACACACTTCTAAGACGCAGGAGCGCCCTATGAATATTCCGTATCCGCTGCCTAAAACAACTCCTTACACCGGGGCCGAAGTCAAAGCCCTATTCGAGGCTGCCGGTGTGCCGATTTCTACTTGGGCCGAAGCCAATGACTACGACCGCCGCAAGGTTTACATGGTCATCAATGGTCAGTTTAAGGGCTCTCGCGGTGCATCCCACGACATTGCAGTCAAGCTGGGCATGAAGCTATCGCTGGATGCGGTTGCTCGCGGGTTAAAAAACCACGCTCATCAAGAATATGCCGTTGCTTGAGGTGCGCCGCTATGACCACTTTCTTCAACACCTTCGGTTTCCCCGTTAATGCTCCAGTGATCGGTGACGTTGTGCCAGCTCAAGCTGCTCGACCAACCCCGACAACATCGCCTGCGCATAAGGCTCGAAAGCCGTATCGGGCCATCGTTGCTTGCTCAGCGCGTTGCTCAATCCATTTAGGCCATGGCCGCCGCCAGTCTCAGAGGCCGACGCAAGATGAAGCCACGCTTGGGCTAACGCCTGCACCTGGCCTTCTAGTTTCAGTAAACGCTCATCAGTCGTCATAGCCATGTCCTCGGTTGATCAATGTACCGAAGAGCCTAGCGCTTTTGAAATTGATTTACCTATAGCAAAAACAAAATTTGTTTGGAAGCGGCAACAGTCGCAGCAAAAAGAGGAGTTCCAATGACTTCCCGGCGTTGGAAACACTATCAGCCCAGCAACATCCGTCGCGCCCTTGAGGGGTGTAAGGAATTTGCGCGAGAGCGCCATAACCTGAGCGTCGAACGCATTGCAACCGAGATGGGGCTGGAAGATCACTGGGTTCTTTACAAATGGATCCAGACAGGACGCATCCCGGCCACACAGATCATCCCGTTCGAGAGGGCTTGCGGTATCAACCTGGTCACTCGCTGGGTAGCGGCCCATACCGGCAAGCTGCTGGTTGATATTCCATCCGGGCGCCAGGCAGAAGCCGAAGATATTCAGGAATTGCAGGAGCAGTTGAACGCCGTTACGGGGCTGCTGATTAAGTTTCATGCAGGCAAGACCGGCGCTGAAGACACGCTGGCCGGTATTCAGAACGCCATGGAAGCACTGGCCTGGCACAGGGGCAACGTGCAGCAACACGCGCAACCACAACTGGAGTTTTAACGATGTCAGAGACCTACGTCAGTAATACCGGCGTCAAGCACTTAAGAGCCATCAAAGCGCTGTCAGGCCACACCCTGGATGGCGTCAGCAATACCGAGCTGGCTCAGGCGCTTAATGTCCCAGCCAGTGGCGTCACCCGCATTATGGCCACCCTGATCGCCGAGGGATTTGCGGTGAAACTGGATAACGGCCGATTTGCCCCCAGCGTGGCGCTGCTTCAGATAGCGCAACGGACGGCCAACGAGCTGAGCAATGGCGCTGATCGGATAAATGAACTTACCCAGCGCATTGCGGCTGGCAGTCGATAAGGACGGGGCAATGAAAACAAAGAGCGAATCACCTCAAGACCAAGCCATGCAGATTCTAGGCATGGCCGAGGCAGCCTTTAACCAGCACATGATGACGCTGGTGATGCAAGGCAACCCGGTGCGTGAAATGGCCAAAAACCATGACATTCCGTTTTTGGCCGAACATAACCCTGAGTTTAAAAACCCTTTGCTGAGTGCACTGCTGATTCAAATTGCTGATCGTTTTGAATCATTGATCCGTGAAGGGAAAACGACCACTCAGTCATTGAAAACAATGCGCATAGACGGACTTCTGGACCGCTATATGGAACTGACCGAACCCGGCGTGGAGGTGCACTGATATGGATCGCGATAGCTCAATTGGAACACAAGAAGAGAACCACGAGCTGGAGCTTGATTCTCAGTCCGTGCAGGCAGTGCATGAGCTGCAGAACAAAAATGCGGCATTGCAGAGCGCTTTCAGCGAGGAACAGCAGCACAAGAACGCGGTTGTAAACCAGCGTATTGGTCGCCGGCAGATTCTCACCATGTTTGAGAAAATCAGTAACGTTACGAATCTGGTTGATCTTCAAAAAATAAAGGAATCTAAGGAATACAAAGGGTTACAGGTCAGCATTGATGGGGAAACTCGCAATATTACGACTTGGGCCGACTACTGCCGGGTAGTTGAAGGGCGTTCCGTCGAATCCATCGACCTCGATCTGCAGAACCTCAATGCATTCGGCGAAGAGCTGTTTGAATCGATGCGTCAGGTCGGCATTGGTCCTGGAAAGATGCGGACCTTGCGCAAGCTTCCAGATGACGATATTGCGCTGATTCAGCAGGCCCGCGAGTGCGATGACAAGGACCAAATCGCGGAGCTGGTCGACAGCTTAGTGAGCAAACACGCCAGAGAGAAGCAACAGCTCGCTCAAGATAAAGAACAACTCACCAAAGAGCGCGACGACGCCCAGGCTGATAAAGCAGCTGTCGACCAGGTACTCGCAGACAAGTCCAGCAAGATTGATGAGCTGGAAAAGCAGGTCAGCCGCAAGCGCCTGGAACGCCTACCCCCTGATGAAGAAAGCCAGCACCTTCGGGAAGAAGCGAACAGTCTGCTGTTTGATGCCGAAACGTCCATTCGGCAGCTTGCTCAGCCCCTGGAACAGGTTGTCAGTCATGCAACAGAACACGGAATCGATATCGGTCATTGGTTGCGCGGTCAGCTGGATCAGCTGAGCGAGGCAACCGAGTACCTGCGTGAGCAATTGGGCATGGTCTCCTGGCAGCCATCTACCGACCCGGATCTGGATGGCGAGCAATGGGACGGTCAGGTCGTTGATGCGGAGAGGACAGTTCAATGAATACCTTGGCACAGGGGCAGTTCCTGCTCGACGTGGCACAACGTGCCGATCAGGCCGGTCATGGCGGCAAGAAAGAGATTTACGCTTCTGCTGCCGAACAACTAGGCGTGAGCATCCATACACTGCTGCGCCAACTGTCGGAGATCCGCCCAAGCAATCGTAAACGCCGTAAAGACGCCGGGCAGAGTGCGCTGTCCCGTAATGATGCAAAGAAGATATCGGCCTACATGATGGACAGCCGCCGCAAGAATAATAAGCGGCTGTCATCCCTGGAGGATGCCGTGGATGTTCTGCGCTCTAACGGTGAAATCGAGGCTGGGCGGATTGATGACGAGACCGGTGAGTTTTGCCCACTATCGCTGTCGGCTATTAATCGCGCGCTTTACCAGTACAACCTGCACCCGGAGCAGCTACGCCGCCCGACACCCAAGCAGGTATTGGCCAGCAAGCATCCGAACCACGTGTGGCAGATCGACCCGTCACTGTGCGTGCTCTATTACCTGCCCACCAAGGCCGGTGAAGCGCTCCAGGTGATGGATGAGGCGAAGTTCTACAAAAACAAACCGGGCAACATCCGTCGCATCGAAAAGGAGCGTGTCTGGCGTTACGTGATTACCGACCACACCAGTGGCGTGATCTTCGTGCATTACGTGCTGGGGGCTGAGAGCGGTATCAACCTGCTGACCGCTTTTATTCACGCCGCCATTAAGCGTGATGGCGATCCCTTCCACGGTATCCCTCAAGTGGTGATGGTCGACCCTGGCAGCGCCAACACCGGTGCGGTGTTTCGCAACGCGTGTCGAGCGCTGGGCATTCACCTTCAGGTGAATGTGCCGGGTCAACCTTGGGCAAAAGGCCAGGTGGAAAAAGCAAACGATATTGTCGAACGCTCCTTTGAACATCGACTGAAGTTTCTGGCACAGCCGCCCACCAGTCTGGACGAGCTGAATGCCGCTGTTGAGCACTGGATGACCTGGTTCAACGGCACTAAAACACACAGCCGCACCGGCAAAACCCGTTATGCGGTTTGGCAGACGATCCGAGCCGATCAGTTGATCATTGCACCTGAAGCCCAGGTAATCCGCGCGGTGGCAATGAGCAAGCCGGAAGTGCGCAAAGTAACAGTACAGCTGGAAGTCAGCTTCCGCAGCCGCACCTACTCCGTGGCCAATATTCCTGGCGTTCAGGTTGGCATGCAGTTGGAAGTCACTCGTAACCCCTGGCATGACGATGTGGCAGGTGTGCTTTACAAGGACGAAGACGGCCGTGAAGTCATGCAACTGGTTCAGGCTCAGGAAATGAATGAGTACGGCTTCCCGGTGGATGCGCCTGTGATTGGCGAAACATTCCGCAGCCACGCTGATACGGCCCTGGATACAAACCGCAAAGAGGTGGAACGCCTTTCTATGGGCGCTGACACCGACACGGATGCTGCCGAGAAGCGCAAACGTGGTGCAACTCCATTTGCCGGTGAGCTGGACCCGATGAAACCCATCACCGATACCCAGCTACCGGATTACCTGCCCAAGCGCGGTACTGAGCTTGATGTGCAGGCACCCACTGTTCAGGCCATTCGCTTGAACCATATCGATATCGCCCGCCGCCTGCGTCCGAAGTTTGGGGATGAATGGACGGGTGAACACTACAACTGGCTGGTTCAGCGTTATCCCGAGGGTGTCACCGAAGATGACCTGCCCAGCATTGAAGCCGCTATGCGCCGCATGAAACCCACGACGCTGAAAGCGGTTGGAGGTGAGTAATGTCTATGCGTCTTGATCGGGTACTGACGTCGTTGGATTTCACGAAATCCGATCTTGCCCGCCAGGTACATCTGTCCCCGGCAACGATTACGCAGCTGGTTCGTTACAACAAGTGGCCGAAGTCACGCACCGTTGAAGATTTCCAGGCCGAGATTATCGACATCCTGCGCGCCAATGGCCTGCAGCCATATCAGGAGAAAGGATTGTTCGAATTTGAAGCCCGCCCTCTGGCTCCAACCCAGAGGACGGCCCCAAGCCATAACCCAAACGCTGAGCAAGACCATAACTTGGAGAACCTGATGCTACTACGCAAACAGACCCTCAAACCAGAGACCAAACGCACCTTCCGGCTGTTCCGCGACCCGTTCGCGGAGGTGCGTGCTGCTGAAGAGGTGTATCTGACACACGATATTCGCTATGTGCGTGAGTCCATGCGCTCGGGTGCCAAGTTCGGCACGTTCATGGCGATTGTTGGGGAGTCAGGTGCTGGTAAATCGACCTTGCGTAAGGATCTGGCTACCTGGGCAGCCAATGAGCATGACCCGGTCATCCTGATCGAGCCCTACGTGCTGGGTATGGAGGAATCGGACGAGCGCGGCAAGACGCTGAAATCAGGCCATATCGCTGAATCCATCATGCGCTCGGTAGCCCCAGGCGAAAAGATCAAAGCCAGTTCTGAAGCTCGTTTCCGCCAGTGTCATGAGGCTTTGCTGGAAAGTTTCCGTGCCGGCAACCGCCATGTGCTGATCATTGAGGAGGCCCACGGCATGCCAATCGCCACCCTCAAACACCTGAAACGCTTCTATGAGCTGGAAGACGGCTTCAACAAACTGCTCTCCATCATCCTGATTGGCCAGACCGAGCTGGGTCGCCGTCTGGATGAACGCAACCCGCGTGTGCGTGAGATCGTGCAGCGCTGTGAAGTCGTCACGCTGCGCCCCTTGGATTCACATCTGGAAGGCTATCTGCAACACCGCTTCCAGATTGCCGGCGCGGACCTCAGCAAGCTCATGGACGCCAACGCTATCGAAGCACTGCGCACCAAACTCACCGGACAGGGGTTCTCTGCGCTGTACCCCCTGGCGGTTCATAACGTCGTAACGGCTGCATTGAATGAAGCAGCTCAACTCGGCATCCCAAAACTGACCGCTGACCTCATCAAGGGGGTGTGACATGTCGCACAAGAATAAAGACCTGCAAAACCAATTGATCACAGAGCAGCTGAGCAAAACACAGTTAGCCGTCAATACATTGCAGGCACTCCACCTCACGGTGTTGAGCATCGACAAAATTGGTGAAAGACCCCGCATCCGCATCCTGCCTGGGAAAGGCTGCGAGCAGCTTCGTACCGGGTGGATCACTCGTTCCATTAAGAACGGTCTCCGTTTTACTGAAAAAGTCGCCTTGGTCGCTGAGTGCCAGGTTAGCTGGGAGGAACGCTCATGAGCCTGCCGGGATATTACATCGTTGACCTGAAGGCCACGCGAGAGGCTAACCAGGTGATGTTCATGAGCCGAAGCCTGGGCGCTTCGGCGACCCCGGCCGCCGGGAATGCTGTTGTTTTCAGTGAAGAGGTCGTGAACGGCGATACCGAGCTGTATGACAACGGTGAAACCACCCGTGCTGTCTTGCGCAGCACTATCCACCAACACACAGGGGATCTGATGGCACTGCTGCATGGCCGCCCCGAACCCCATGAAGAGGAGATGATTGCATGACCGACACTACTGTTCAGCCTCACATCCCTGAAGGTTACCTGATGAACGCGGCCGGGCACCTGGTACCGGTCAGCACCATCAAAGATATCGATATGGCCCGCAATGATTTGGTGCTTGAGTTCGTTGCTCGCGCCGAGCAGCTGCAGGAGAAGATGCGTGACTTCAAACTCAGTGCTCTGGGCGATGTTCAGGCATTTGTGGAGCTGTCGGCTGAAAAATACGACGTGCAGATCGGCGGCCGCAAAGGCAACGTCCAGCTGACCAGCTTTGATGGCAAGTATCGCCTGACACGCTCCATTCAGGACCAGCTGTCATTCGATGAGCGCCTGAAAGCTGCGAAGGCACTGATCGACAACTGCATCCACCGCTGGGCTCAGGGCTCGGCCGAGGAGATCAAAGCTCTGGTTGAACATGCTTTCCAGGTAGATAAGGAAGGCAACATCTCCACTGCACGTGTACTGGGGCTGCGGCGCTTGGATATCCAGGATGACGAGTGGCAGAAAGCCATGCAGGCAATCGCCGACTCCATCCAGGTGACCGGCAGCCAGACCTATATCCGCCTCCACAAACGCGTCGGCGAGTCCGATCAGTGGCAGGCGATCCCTCTGGATATGGCGAAGTTGTAGGAGGCGTGATGACTCAGAACAGTCAATATGCGGGTGTCATCACCCTTGAGGACTTGGCTAAAACTCTGGCCTTCCAGGTACAGATGACAGAGCACCAAGCTTACCAAGCCCTGCGGGCGTTCGGCCACATTGTAGTGACCGCTGTCGCCCAGGATAAGGCTGTCCAGATCGAAGGCTTTGGCATGTTCGATAAAGGTCATAAACCCAACGGCGAGCCAGCCATCCGGTTCCGACAGCACAACAGCGTACGGGAGGTGTTGAGTCATGGATAAGAAGATCCTGGATAAGATCAAGAAATGCCTGGCGTTAGCGAAGTCCAACAACGCGAATGAAGCAGCAACAGCCTTGCGACAAGCGCAGAAGCTGATGGCTGAACATGGGATTACTGGCGATGATTTGGAACTGAGTGAAATCCAGCGTGCGGAAGTATTCGGATGCCCAGCGCAAACCCCATCCAAGTGGGTATGCCACTTGGTATCCATTGTCGGAGAAGCGTTTGGCGTTGAAGCCGTGTTGATGGGCAAATTCAAGGGCTGCGATGTGTCATTTATCGGCCCCGGCAGCCAACCGGAAATTGCCAGTTACGCCTATACCGTTCTCTACCGCCAAGTCAGCGCCGATCGCACAGCCCATGTACGCAGCTTGGGCAAACGCCTTAAGCCATCAACTAAGACCCGGCGTGGTGATCTGTTCGCCCTGCACTGGGTGCATGCGGTATATGCCAAAGTTCAGAAAATGGCGATGTCTGAACGCACCTGTCAGCTGATCGAGACCTTTAAAGAACGTGAGTTCTCCAACCTGACCACTACCGAAGGCCGAGAAAGTAAGACCAATAAGCGGGATATGGCATCAGCCCTGGCAGGACGTGTCCAAGGCCGTAAAGCGAACCTTCATCATGGTATGAGTGGCCACGCTGAGGAGCAGATGAGAATCGGAGGTGGGGCATGATTCATGACTTGGAACAACCTGCCAAAGACTGGGTTGCCGATCACATCGAAAACTTTGGTGTGCTTCTTAATAAAGGCGATGACCCAAGCTGTTTGATTCGGGTCCAGGGCTGCGAAATCGAAATACGCCTGAACAAAGTGCCTGGTCTTTTCGAGCGCTCAGAACAACATATAAATGTGGGTGGTGATTATGCAGCTCTCAACACTTGAAACCAGCGTCATTTGGGCATTGAACGATCACGGCCCTGCAGGCATTTCAACCATCATGATTCACGTGGATGGTTTGGAATCTAAGGCTCAGTTAAAACAGCTTTTGAAAAACCTGGCTGAGAAGGAACTCGTCAAGTTTCAATCAAACGGACAGTGGTGCGTGCTGAAAGACGCGAAGGGTTTGGCACTTGAAGTGGCCGGAACAGCAACCGCCAGTAGGCTGAAAAGCGCACCTGTTCAGAACCCCGCGCCACAGAAGAAACAAACGGCCAAAGCGCCGTCCAAGGCTCCTGCACATCCAGCGTCAGATAAACAGGATATTAACCCCGGAAAACTTCTAACAGACCTAGCAGAAAGGCTCCCTGAAGGAGCAGAGCTGAGGTTGAATAAAGAAGCAATCATCGTGCTGTGGAAGTCCCTGATCTTCCACTCCTCAGCGCCTGAGCTTGAAGGGACTATCCGTGCGATTAATACACTGGACCAGCAGTTGGTGCCGCAATGAGTAAGAACGCTGCGCGTACACGTGACTTGGCAGCGATACATGCTGCCAAGCGCGACCTCGCCATGGATGATGACACTTACCGAGACATGCTGGAGAGCTGGACCGGCAAACGCAGTGCTGCGGATCTCAATGCTCGCGAGCGCGGCCTGGTATTAAGCAACCTCGGCAAACTGGGGTTTCAGCGCAAACCACGCCAGCAGGTAGGTACTCATCCAGGCAAGCCGAACAACCTGGATTCAACACCCATGCTTCAGAAAATAGAAGCGCAGCTGGCTGATATGCAGTTGCCCTGGAGCTACGCCGATGCGATCGCCAAGCGACAGTTCAATATAGAGCGAGTGGCCTGGCTCAAACGCCGTGAACACTTCGATGCGGTCATCGCTGCGCTACACGTAGAGCAAGAAAAGCGGGCTCTGTGGCAAGGCGTCGAACGGGAAATGAAGCGACTGGGTATTAGTGAGGCCGATATCGAACGTGACTATAAACCACGCAAGGGCTGGAAGCGAAACCGCAAAGCGTTACAACAACTGCTCACTCTGCTGAATGTGAAGGAGGTGTGACATGTCTCGTGATGGATCAGTAATGGAAGGCCGACGCCATGAACTCCTGGAGGACGTACACGCGCAGACAGCGACGGTCATGCAGGAGCTTGGTATTGATGAAGCGGTCGCCGACCAGGTCGGGTGTGCCTTGGCAGACCATCTGGCTCAGAACTGGGGCGGTCAGAACTTTACAATCCCGATGGATCACCACTATCGTGTCAGCAAGCGCGACCAGGAGATCTATGCTGAGTTTGATGGCCGCAATCACCACGTGCTAGCCCGCAAATTCAACATGAGCGTTCGAGGCATATATAAAGTCATCAAACGCATCCGAGCCAAGGGCGACCCGGATCAGCATACGCTGTTCTGATCCGGTCCCCGGACCTTCCGTATTCTGAAACTCCTTTTCAATTTCTCATCCCGCCCCGTTGCATCCTATCCCTGTCCGTCCCACATTTTTCTCACATTCCCTGGATATTTATCTCACCTCTAAACAGTTGATGGTAGTGGCAGGTACTTTTTTGCCTGCAGCTACTGGACTGTATTGGCAGGGCGATCAATTGCTGAACTGGCTGCCTTTAGGTGCTTGTGCGGGCGGTTTTTTGGCAGCGCTGCTGGTTTATACCCTGAGTGGTGGCAGTCGGCTGACACCCTTGCGCATGATTTTGACCGGCGTGATCTGCGCCGCGATTCTCAGCGCCCTGGTAACCGGCGTATTGGCGTTATGGGGGCAGGCGCATACGGAGACTCTCGTATCCTGGTTGGCGGGTAGTCTTCATGGAAGAAGCTGGCAGCACCTGGAGGTGATTATGCCCTGGTCGCTGGCTGGATTGCTGGGTGCGGTTCTGGTGCTGAAACCGCTGAGTTTGTTACGGCTCAACGATGAGCAGGTGCTGGGGCTGGGGCTTAATCTGGGGCGCTGGCGTGCCGCAATACTCCTGTTGGCCACGCTGTTGGCGGCCAGTGCAGTTGCTGTGGCTGGCCCCATCGGATTTGTCGGTTTGGTGGTGCCGCATATGGCGCGCCGTTTGGTCGCCGGGTTCTTGCCAGGTCAATTGATGGTGGCGGCTGTGATCGGAAGCCTGTTGGTATCCCTGGCAGACTTGGTCGGTCGTGTAGTGGTGCAGCCTTTTGAGCTGCCCGTCGGTGTTTTGTGTGCGCTATTAGGTGTACCGGCTTTTCTATATTTATTGCGGCGACAGCCTGGATGA